AAGCACGGCATTCTTTAATATATTGAAGGATTTGTTTCCTGCTATACTATCTTTTATTACTATAAAACAATCGTTATTTTTTCTAATTGTATATTTGTTAAACAGAAAATAAGAACCATCTGGTCCTTGCATTATGGATAGTTCACTTAACTTATTCAAATCCATTTTGGATACTGTTTTTTCTAATTTGTGTAAAAGTTTATCACTAATCATTTTTTAATACTTTAAAATATATATTTCTTAGTTCATCGCTTGAGTCTAAGAATGCAGGAAGTTGTTTCCATTCTGTGTGACATTTGATCATAGGAACCTGATCGCAATCACGATACAATGATCCTAATTCATTTACCCCGTCATAAAACACACTGGGGTGTTGAACTGTAAAATCAAATGACCAGCAGGGATAAGATTCGTTTTCTAATTGTTCAAACAAAAATCCAAACTCAGTGAACTCATTAAATCTTATATCAATTCTTTCAGGAAAACGAACTACTTCGGGCTGGCTACGCAATGATATTGCTTGTTGTATGGTATCAAAATTGCATTGAGTATTGCGTTTATGCATCCATTCTTTTACATCTTGATCCTGTACAGGCCGATGCCGATTGAGTACTTTCGTCTGTGTGATATCAAATAAGGTATAGCAACGGAAGGTGTAACTCATACTACTATTTAACAGCCGTAAAAAAACCCTAGAAATTCCAGGGTTCTTTTATACAGATATTGATTAACCTGTGAATGTAGCTGTAGCTGTTGTTACAGTGGTATTAGCTGCACCGCCTGCAGTCAATGCAGCAACGACCGCTGCGTTCAATGTAGTAGTTGTCCATGCAGCGACTGGATAAACAGCCATTGCCAATGTGTCAGGACCTGCAGTTGTAAACTCATATATATAAACTGTAGCTAACTGTTGTGTAGCTTGGATGATCAAGCTAACTTGAGTACCAGTCAATGCACTTGATCCACTAGCTGTAACTGTGAAGAAGTCTAGCTTAGGACCTTGTGGTTGAACGGTGTTAGCTGTGCTAACTGCGTTTGCACCACTGTTTGTGTATGCAGGTGAATCAAAGTTGATTACCGGTAGCAAGTCGCCATTTGTTTTTGTAAATTGTGCCATTTTTTAAATCCTTAAATGTTTTGAAGCCTGTTGCTTCATAAGAATTATTTATCATTTATTACAAAAAAGTAGGTTTTGGGTTGTTATTTTGGATTGTTATTGTTGACTGGCCATAGCCTGTTGAACTCTTTGGCTTCGGTATTTCATTTCATTCAATTTCACGGCTTTTTCTTTAATGATTTAGCAAATCTTTGCTGATCCTTGCTTTTAATCGCACTCAATAGCTTTCGCTCTAATATCTGTGCTTGCTCTTCTGGATAGTGCTTACTAATTAACTCAAGTAAATTAATTGCACTGGTTATGATATTATGGGCTCTACTCTCAATAATGTGACTAGTATCACGATTATTTCCTAGTGCTTCTAATTCCTGCAGCAGGGATCGGGTTTGTTTTTGCATATAATTATCTTATTTGTATTTATGCGATTATCAAATAATTATTTCTTTAGAGAGTTCAATAAAGATTTTAACTTAGCTCCCTGTGCATCAGCATGTACGGTCCTAGTCAATGGTGCAATTGTTATTTCACCTGTGGCTTGATCAACGCTATAGCCAGAGACAGTAGATTGTGGTTTTAATGTACTCATAATGTCATTTGCACTAGATTTTGGAGCATAACTATCCTCACCCTCACCTCCTGAATCACTAATACGCATGGTTTCAACATCGTATTCTAAATCAATCTTCATTCCTACACCCGTTGAACTGCGGGATTTCATACACTGGATCTGATACTTTCCGCGTTCACGCATACTGCGACTTGTGAAAATACCAAACACATTATCTGCTGTGTTAATCTTACTGATACCACCTGCAATATGACTGTGGTCAAATTCTTGTTCGTCAACAGCACTACGATTCAACTGACTTGCAGTAACTAACAAGACACCAAGTTCCTTTGCTAGATTACGCAATTCTTCCGCAACATACTTGTCTTTAATAAACTGGTCATTTGGATTAACTTTGACAGATACTGGCATAACCAAGTCAAGATAATCAACCATAACAAAGTCAATCTTAATTGCGGTTTGAATCTGCACCTCTTTCAAATAAGCACGAATGTCATTGACATTACTTTGGGCAGGAAAATTCTTAACCTGATACTTACCAGATTTTTTGCCTGCCATTTTAACTCTAAGTTCTGTGGTATCAATGTCTTTGCGAATCGCCTTTGTACCCATCATAGTCAACATAGCATCTGTACGCAATGAAGTTAATTCTTCACTCAATTCTAGTGTGATGTATACCCCACTCATACCAGCTTGAATCCAACTTAATGCAATATTCATCATCACCAAACTTTTACCTGAACCACTGCCGCCTGCAAAAATATTCAATTCGCCTCTGCTCATTCCACCATACAGAATACGATCCATCTGTGGCCAACCAGTAGATACTTGTCCACCTGAATTAAAATACTTATTAATACGACCTTTTGGATCAGCAAAGTAATCCGTACCCATGTCTTTCTGTAAACTAATCTGTACCGCATCTTTGATTAGTTTCTCAACTGGTTCAAACTCACCCTTCTCTAACAAGTCTGCTGCTTTAAGAATCGCTCGTTCTAGTTCTTGCCGTTTGGTAAATGATTCAAACTCATCAAAGAACCATTCAAAATGCCCATCATTTAATTCTGGAATAGGATCAATATCTATACCAGTTGTTGCTTTAATCTGTGTTGTATCCGGTAATACTCTATATTTGTCTGTATGTGATTTAAACAACTCAGCCACCGGGCGTAGAGAACGCTCAAAGTTCTCACTGTTCATAATATTCATAACACGGGTATACAATTCCGCGTTGGTTATCATCATCCTCAGAAATAGTTTCTGAACATCGGCTGTATATTCCAACTGCTTTTTAGGTGCCTGCTTTGACAATTTTCTTCCTTCTCATTTCTATTTTGATTTTACTATTAGTTGCACTCTGTAGTATACTTAATAGTGTAGGTAGCTTACCATATTTAACGACTGCATCATTTACATCTTTAACATCACTATCCCAATCAGGTAAGCTAACACTATAACCCAATTCTAGTGCTTTATCACATAATGTTAGTCCTGTCTTATCTCTATCTGGAACTAGTATAATTTGTTTGTTTAAGGTACTTAACAACAATGATTGATCGCTACTTATATCATCATGCATTAATGCTACCCCATCAATACTTAATGCATCAAATATACCCTCTGTTACTAGACATACTTGCCATTCTGGTTTCTGCATGTCAATATTAAACACATACCCCGGTTGTTGTTCATTGATATACTTGGGAATTTTGTTATCTAGAAATCTGCTAGTATGTCCTACAATCTTATTCTTATAAGTGTAAGGGACTACTACCCTATTTGCCATCCTACCTATTTCATTTGGGGTAATTAAGAAAGGATAATCATTACTATCTATCTTCCTACTTTGCAGATATTCTACATATACTTTGTGCAATGGGTTATTACTATCTACAATCTCACCTTCAGGGAGTATGTGATCATTAAACTTGATTTTTATCTGTTGTTTCTTGTGTTGAGTAAAGTCTATCAAGTCCTTTTGTTGTAAACTTTCTAAACTCCATCGCTTGACTTGTTGATCATCAACGCCACACCAAACTAATAGATTGCGAGTTTTAGTACTTATTGAACGGCCTAATACAAAGTTACATTTGAACCCGCAATTAAAACAATGCATCGTCCAGTTAGCACCATCAAACTTGATACCACCGCGCATTCTTTTATCTTGACTGTGACCAAAGTGGGTACAGCAGATAGCATTAAAACTGGTCCAGCCCGAGCTTGTTTGTTTCTTTTTGCCAGGTAATATAGACAGGATATCAAACATCTATTGAGTGTAACACAATAGAAATGTTAAAGCAAATTATCTGGTCAATATATTAGTTACAGCACCTGCATTGCTGGTAAATTGCATTCGGATATAAGGATGGAATCCTTGAATGACATATCCAACCGTTTGTGTAACATTAGATACTTCTTGAGTAGTTACAATGTTATACCAGTTGTTATCTACGATACTGCTACCTTGAATGGTTGTATTGCCGTAAAATTCAATATATTCAGTTTGTATGGTCAATATTGGATTATTGCTGGTACTTAGTACACTTGTAGTATAGGTTAGACTACTTCCATTGCTGTTTGGTGTATTTGGGAATTGTTGACCAGTTGGAATTGTAATAAAATATGATGGGACAAAGTTAGGTAATACACTATTAACAATATTCATTACACCACGGGCGCCGGCGTTTTGATCTACAAATACAGGGAAGTCAAATTCATTGACTGGAATTTCCAAAGTGTAATAGCATTTCTGAGCCTCAATCCCTTCAAGATCCGCAGCATTTAAGAATAACGCACAGATACCCGTAGCAGCAAATTGTAATGTCAATGCTTTTTGCAATAGAATTTCATTACCCATATAATTTAATATACGGCAAGTTATGCTTTTTCCGGTAATGTCAATGGGCCGCTGCTCTTGATTTATGAACTGGAACTGGATCTGATTATCCACACCCTTATGTAGGGTTAGGGGTTTGGCGTATTGTGGCATATATCTCCTCGGTGAATAGCCTGACAATAGTACAACAATGTTGCGCTGAAGGTAATAAAATACTGATGTTGAATACACAAATGTAGGCTCCTATCACATATTTAGTCTATTATATTAATTTGAATATCTTTGGTTACCCGATAAATAAACTGTTAACTAAAACAATGATACAAAACGAATTCTTCAGGAAACTTACAGAACTACACCCGTTCATCACCGTTTGCTCCTATGCCAGTCAGGATTATGTTGGAATCGTTCAAAATCGTGATGACATGGTTACCACTATATACGATTACGGTGCTATTGCAGACAGTAGTATAAAAGAAAAGTTCCTAGAACTAGGAGAAATTTGGTGGTGGGAATCAAATCGTCTTATCCCAATTAATTTGTTCTTAAAGGATGATTGGGCCATTTTTAAACCATATCTAAGAACATTCAATAATAAGAGTTTAATCGTAGTTCACGGTCCAATTTGTAGTATGAGTGATTTAGGTAAGCGCCGCTCAAAAAGAAGATCCATAACACTAGTTAAGCGACTGTCCTAAGAGGTTTATATGTACCACAACCAGTTGACTGTAAGCTAGGCTATGACTTTTTTTGAACACATACCCATCTGTACCCTTATCCCACACTGTTTTACTAATCTCACTCCAAGTTTTCCCGATTAAATGCTTTTTGCCAGGACGAATAACTGCTAGAAACATTGCTAATCTTGGGATACTGTCTATGGGTTCTGGCATCTTCACTAAGTTGTAATACTGATTATTCAAGTGAATTAGTTTCTCAACAAAAGATTTATCCTTAAGTTTACTCCAATCGGGGTCAACCATTAATTCATTGAGATGTTGTTCATCTTTGACATTCTCATAGACATGAACATTCAATAAGTCTAGTTTAAAGTATCCGCGCTTTTCTGCTACTGTATAATCAATACTAGCTATGTCATTGATAGGGTCATAGGGAATAGGGGTAACATATACACCAGTTGCATGTTTGCGAATTGGATTAACATTACGCATTGCCGCGCTTGTATGCTTAATCAGTTCAAGCAATTTATTTCTTGAACCAAAGTCAATGTCAATGTCACTATCTATTCTCATCCTCTGAAACCAGGTAAATCATCCCAGTCACCGTTCCAATCAGGAGGTAACCATGGATTGCTAAAGTCACAATCATACGGTCCTTCTACAGTTAATCTAAATGCATTTGCAAATCTTTTTGCATCTTTTTTTAATTTAAAACTAAACTCTGCACTATCTTTACCGTTATCGTCACAATCTTCAATTGAAATAGGAGATATTTCCTTGTCAACCAACCAAGAGATTAACTTAAAATCATCTCCGAGTTTACGAAAGTCACTATATTCTTTTTCTGTTTCAAATGTATACTTTACAATATATGCTTTCATCGCGGTTGAACCAATCCTGCTTTCATTAATTTCATGTATGCATCCTGAACCACAATTGCTTGATGTTCAGCATCTTCTACTGCCTTGTGTGTGGTTGAAGTTTTATATTTTTTGTCTCTAAGACTAACACCGGTGATATCAAACAATGTTCGTGTATCTCTGACATCCCCGTAAGACCACGGTGATCTTAAACCAAGTTGTCGCCAAGCATGTTCCATAACCACAATGTCAAATGGTGCTCCATGACTCCAACAAAAGTCATACAGTTGTTTCATTGCATCACTAAATGATACACGACCTTGATCACCCATAGCTTCTTCAATAGCTTCTGGACTTTGTTTACCCCACCATTCTAAAGTGGCATCATTGATACTACGATTGTAAATCTCTGTTTGATCTTCAATCGTAGGTCTAATTTCAATCTTGCTAATAATGCCCTGACCGCGAGGGTCAAACAATACTGCACCAATCGTAAGAATCACACAATCTGGTGTCGTGTTCAAACTTTCAATATCTATCATAATATCCATTTTATTTCCTCATTTCTTTAGTATATGCCATATGTATTTTTGTTCAAGGCGCTTAGTAAAAACTTCAACATCGGTTGTGTTATCAAATATAGCACCTAGTATTTGTGTCTCGTCAAACACCCTACCAACACGCTCAAGATATTCTGTTAGTGTGTCATATCTCAATGTAACCAATAATATTGAACTTAACCACATTACATTCCCATCACTTAATATAATTCCAACTGTAGATGATTTAACATTGTCTAACATCATATTAAGCAACAGATGTACTTTGGGGCCATAAACACTTAAACCAGTGATATGTTTATTCCAAGTTACTGCATACTTATTGCCTACAACTCGCACATCACACAGATCGGTCATTACATATACCACATTTCATACATTGTTATAAACTTAGCATCCCACAACTCTATTATAACACATCCGCTAGCTAAGGAGAAGTCCCAACCATGGTGTCTTTCACCGAAATTTCTTCTCATCCATTTTACTAGGCTAACTGGATCTTCTTTATGATAACTACAATCTCTTTGGTAGATTGTTTTGCTACCTGATGTTGTTTTACTGTCACGGCAAAGTTTACTACTGGTATAATTTTGAATCGGGGCATAATTTCCGCTATATATGATTTTTGCCATAGTTTTACCACCTCAATCTGGCTAAAATGTAATCTCGTTCATATCTAAATTTAATTTTAAATAGCCAACAAATCTCATTATGCATCCAAGCATACACACAATGCCTCTCTGATTTTTGTATGTTTGCTATTATCCAATCTATTATCTCTATGCGCTGTTCAGCTAGGTCATACATATTAAGTTTAATAACTAGTTCATGCCATCCTGGCTTAATATTTTCCCAGTCTATATTCTTCATTGAAACCTCAATAAGAATATCAAGTATTTTTGTTCGTCCACTATCGTGTAACCATCAGTGATGTTACCGTTGACTAAGATCATCTTTAGTCCATACTTATTTTCAATATAAGTTTCAAAATCATGGTCATAATAATTTGTCTTATCTTCTTCCATGAATTCTACTCTTGCTTGTTTAAGTAGCTTCCAATACTTCCAACGATTCTTTCTGAAATCTATATCAGGATCATCGTGATCATAATCTTGGAATGACTTTGATATATTGGTCATGACCATCTCAATGCTGCTATTGTAGCATATTTGGCATGCTTTTGTCTAATCTTTATGGTTAATCGGTTCTCGGTAGCATCCCGATCGGCTAGACCCCAGTCCCAATCCCATCCTTGTTTTCCAATATGTTTTTCCATCCAGGGCCTATAATGAACGTTTGGATCTGCTGACAACCACTGCTCGTCCGTTTTATATTGATCAATGAATTCTTTAATTATTGGACCATCAGGCCACG